TACCTTTTGCAAGCTTATAGTTCTTTAATAATTTTCTTGCATTTCTTCTAAGGTATTCCATACCTCTCATCTCAATCCAATCTAGGTTCCATGCTGCCCATTCATCATTCTTTTCTTTAGCTTTAATAAACTGTAAAGGTTGTGTAAGACTGCTGTTAGTTAGTCCTTCACCTTTGATTTTGGCACCGTTTTTTAATTGAAGAGCGTTATATAATTGCATTTTATTTAATGTTTAATTTTAATAATGTTATCTGATTCAACATATATATAAAAAAAGTAACCTGAATCACTAGTATAATTGCTAAATGTTGTTGTTGTTGTCCAATAGTCTTTTATCATTATTTAAAGTTTTTATATGGTGATTTTCTTATTTTACTTTTATGCGTTGATCTTTTACCTCCAATGTTCCTAAATGGTCTCATATTTAATTTATATAAATTTTGTGACTTATCCAAGTTATTTGAGTCCTGATTCTCTCTACGCTTAGTATATCCTCTATTTGATTGCTGAATCCTTACAAAAGCCACTAATGCTGCAAATGATACTAATCTATCCACGTTAAGACCCGGATAATATTGCATCATCTCTGTAAGTAACATTTTATCCGGTATTCTTTCTACACCAAATGTCTGTGATAATACTTCTCCATTATCATCTACTTCTTCATCTATTGCTTCTCTAATATATTCAATTGCATAAGAAATAAGATGACTCTTAAATAATGTACCTGTATTTTTCCATCCATATTCTTGAAATACATTTGCGTTTGATCCTAAATCTTTTAGGAATACAATTTGTGATCTTGGTACTAAATACTTTTGTTTCTTTTCAGAAATCATGTATTGGATAAATAAGGATATATTATTCTCAACTAATGTCCAAGCATTATACCATTCTATAATTAAACATAACTGTTCATGTGTTTTATTTATATCATCATATCTACCACACCATGATGCAACAATCTTATCACCTTCAACAAAAGTTTCTAATCCTTCTGGTGTTTCTTTTGTAACTTCAATAGGGTTTTTATATACAAAGATACTACATAAAGAATCTGATGTAGTTGTCTTTCCTTCTGACACAGGGTCAATAGAAGCATAATATGTTCCAAATCCAGGATCTTTAATTGGTCTTTCCCATACAACTAATACACCAGTCTTATCTTCTCTCTTTTTATTAACTGGAAATTCACTTATAGGAAGTTTATCTGATTTAGATGCTTTTATAACACCATGATCCTTTTCCAATTTAATATGTTCATATGAATATTCTTTTTCTTCAATACGTCTAATCTGTTTAGAAACATATGCCTGTGGAAAGATGGATTCTTTTCTATATGCAAAAGCCTCTGCAATATCTATAGGTTTTTGAGATACTCTTAGTTGATACTGTTCTCCGTCAAGGTCATTCTTCCATTTTACTCTTTCTTTCTTAATTTCTTCAAGTGCCTCTTCTACTTTGGAATTTCCATACTCATCTATATAAGGAGGCATAGACCATTGTTCAGGAATAAATAATCCTGCTATACCAACGGTACCTTTTTCATCCATCAGATCTGTTTGTACACCAAGTATACCATTCTCTTCTGGATATAGTATCATTGTCTTTAGAGGTTTACAATGATCAAGATCTCCAACTGATCCAGCAGCTATAAACATTCCTGTTGTTAACATACCTGATGACATTGCAGGACGTAAATATTCATAAGTCTTATCCATCTTAGGAGCAATACCCGCCTCTTCATGAAAGAAGTAAGTACACGGTCCACCAACACCAGTTGTTGCATTCTTCTCAAATGAACCCCCTTGGATCTTAGACATAAGTCCTTTATGTGTTTTTCTATTATTTATTCTAACTTCTATCTTCTGTTCCCATAATAAAACTTTACCTGGGTTAGAAGGTCTATACCATGCAGTGTGTTCATTAAGGAATGTTTTATATTCATCTAAGAACTTCCATGAACCTTTATCATTTATATAATCTTTAAGGGCAGCTCCAACCTTAAGTACAGAACCTTCTTCAAACCAATAACTATTTATTAATTTACCCATATGAAAATAAGATGATGCTATCTGTCTCTTTTTTAAGATTGCAACATGTTTATAGTTTATCTCAGCCATTATTTCATATAATGCCATATGATACTGAGCATCTCTTACTTTTGCAAAACCGTATGATTTCTCTTCCTTATCATAAATAGGAAGGAAATTTAACCACATGTAATAGTCTCTTGTTAAGTACCAGGTTTCTTTTTTATTATGATATATAACTCCTTCTCTGCATTTATTTTTTTGATCTTCCCAGTAGATGTTAAAATCTTTTGATCTAAAAGGTTTATCACAATAATAACCTACATCATTAAACTTTCTTGCTTCTTCATTAAATATAAAAGATGTATTATCAAAGTTATATTTACCAGGCTCTTTAAAGATTGATTCAATAAATTCTCTGAAGTCCTCAATTGTTTGAAACTCCGTTTCTTCCCAAACACCATTGTTCCATGTTGGGACAATTTTATACATCAATAATAACTGCTAAGATGTCTCCTTTTCTTATTAAGAGATGTTTTTCACCTTGATGATTCATTTCAACAGGATCTGCAAATTGAGCATATTGTATTAAATCTCCAATTCCTACTCCTTCTACCTCATCACCTATTGCAATAATGTATCCTTTATTTTCTTTAACTTTTTGTGCATCCGGTATATAAATACCTGTATCACCATAAGTTTCTTTTTCTGCTAATTGTTTAATCAGGATTCTATTCCCTGTTGGTATAACTTGTTGTGCCATTTTTTTAGTTTTTATAGTTGATCATATGCCAATCCCTGACCGCCACGGACTGTACTTTTTTGTTCTTCTTTCATATCATTATATGCTCCTTTAAATGATTGTCTTATTGCATCAAAATTCTTAGCAGCACTAACAAGAGAATTAATATTACCATCTCTACCATGCTCAATTGAAGTGCTTTCCATATACTTTGCTAATTTATCTATCATAGATTTAATACCTTTATATGCTCTGAATGTTGGAGTCTCATATAATTCAGCACATTTATCAAGTGCATATCTTATTTTTGGACATTCTAAAGATTCTTCCATACTAATCTCATCTAATATAAGTTCTTCTTTATCTACTTCAGGAACATTAAAGAAAGGATTTACATCAGGATCTGGACATGTCATATAAAATAAATACATATACACATTTAAATGAGTATCTGGATATTTATCCATAATAGATTTTAGAAATTTTAATGTATAACAATGTTCAGTTGGTATTACCTTCCCGTTCTGTATATCAAATAGTTTTACTAACATATTTTTATTTTTTTCTTAATACTAATAAACTCCCAATTAACCAAAACTTACTACATGAATCTCTTAAGTTTTTAGTTACTTCTTCATCTACTTCATAGCCCAAATTTACAAATTTATTTTTAATATATTCTACATCTCTACAATTTACATGACCAAATCCAGGCATATCAGTTAAAGCCCAAGTTATAATTAATCCCTTTTTATTATTATTATGTAAGTTTTTAATAAATGTATCTTCATATTTCTTGGGTATGTGTTCTCCAACTTCAAGACTTATTATCCAATCATATTCTTTATCTAAAGATATAGTATCTGCAAGATCTAAAACTATATTAGGATTGTTTGGATTTCCTTCATATCCATCAACATTAAAACCATTATCTCTAAAATAGTTAACAAAGAAACCATTACCACTCCCAAAATCAGCAATATTTTTAATATTTTCCTTTTTAAAAAATTTAACCATTTCTTGAGCAAGTGTTTCATCATCTCCAATTTCATAAAAAGGATCATCTTTAGATTCTGTAATCCACCATCCTTTTTCAGAAATAACAAATGGGAATGGAGAATGTTTATGTTTTTTTACAACCTCAATAGGAATTTTAACTCCGTGGTGTGTAGTTTTATGATTCACTAACTCATTCATATCCATTGCTTCTCTTTTATAATGCAGTAATCTATAAGGATAAAGTTTTTGATCATACTTAATTAATTTTCCATCTTTCTTTGGTTCACAAGCATGAGAACCTGTAAGATAGTTAATATCATCTATGGTTGGTTTAAATATACATGTTTTATTAAACATTGGATCAGGATAACCACATATTAGATCACTAAAAAGTGCATCTTTATCATATCTTATCATTTGATAACCTATAAAACTTATTATATTATCCTTTTCTTCTTTTAACTCTTCTTCATCTATCTGTAATAACTCATCAATATCACATATTATTACCCAATCTGCATTTGAATTTTTCCATATATTATTCTTAAAATCTGTTTCTTTTCTAACATACTCTGGAAAAACTTGAGAACTTTTTAATATTTCTTCTTGTGATATAATCTTATCACGAAGTGTTGCATAATACATTCTATTATCTCCTAATTCTATTTTGCTAATTTTACAATTTTTAGTTTTAAGAATTTTAAATTCTTCTCCATCATAATCATCCGGATAATTACTTAAATGAATATTAAAAATACAATTAGGAAATTTTTCTCTATAGTGATCTAAGTATAGAGGTAACATTTGAGGATCATTACACTTGTTACCATTAAAATCTAAAATACTAAATATCTCTATCTTCATGATTCTATGAATTATCTTTTATCCACATTATTAATGATCTTACCTCTTCTTTTAAATACGGTAGATCATACATTTTAATATCTTTTATAACTGGTTCATCATTTATATATTTAGTAATTGGATAACCATGTTGGTCATCTCCTTCCTTTTCAAAAGAGACATGTTGAATAACTAGTTTCCCTGGTTTTAATTTAGGGTTATGCTTTAATATAATATACATATATAAACTCAATTGTATAGTATAATGATTAAGATTACAATCATCAAGATGTGATAATGGTTTATACATCTTTGAAGTTATACCTTCCCAATTAGTAAAACCTTTTTCCTTTATCTCTTTATTAGTTTTATAATCTGTAATGTTTACTTTACCATTAACAATTGTTACCAAATCAGCTTGACCACATATTTTTGCTGATTTTAGGTATGCAAAGTGTTCAGGATATACTCCATCCTCTAATTTCTGCTCTGGAGCTATTTTAACACCATTACCATCAGTTATAGGTCTTATGATAGATACTTCTACTCCTTCACGTTCTATCGTCTTAAAATCAAGCATTCCTTCTTCTCTTTGATCATGATACCAATTACCTAATTTAATGGCACGCTCTGTTTCTTTTTTCCAAATATCAGTAACTTCTTTAGGTTTAAGACCATACCACTTTGAACGTTTATTTTTACAAGATTTCTTAGCTTGTGCTTTTGCATCAAACTTAGGTTTAAATTTACCTATAAAAGTAGTAACACTAGTCCAAGTAATGTTATCTTTTTCTAGATTCTCATCTATACTTTCATATACGTGTCCATTTTCTTTAAATATTACAGCCATAATTGTTATTCTTTAATTTTTATGATCCAACTTGAATCTTCAAATACCTCTACTTCATCTTTATTAAATACTTCACTTACAGCTTTAATAACATCTGAATAACCTTCAGATTCTAAATAATCATGTCCTCCCAAATATCCACCAACTTTTACTTTATTTTTCCAATTATTAATATCTTCTATTACTGCATCATAATGATGTGATGCATCAATATAAATAAAATCAAAAAATCTATCTTTATACATGTTTACAGCATCTTTACTCCACTCAGTAACTTTAATTATATTATTTCTTCTTTTTTCCATTTCTATAAAAGCTGGTTGAAATATAATATCAACACAATGTACCTCTTTACAAGTTAAAGCAAAGAGTTCAGATGAAGCACCCTCAAATGAACCTATTTCACACATAATAGTATCCTCATTTAAATATTTATCAATTAGTTCTTTTAATCCAAACAATCTATTTACCCTCATACCTTCTCTTAGCCAATCATCAGTAAAAAAACTTACTCTAAGCTTATTGACTACTTCTTCAGGACTTATTTTTTTCATCTTGTTTATCTAAATTCTTTAGTAATAGACTTTCTTGTTCAGCATCCATTATTATATCCCATTTCTTTTCATCTCCTTTAAGTGGGCAATCAGTTGACATTGCTCTAAGTTTAAGAGCTAAACTACAACCACATTTTCCACAGCAAGGTTTAGTACCAGGTACTGCACATTTTGTACCTTTAATATCTAGATGTGGACATGTCTTACATTGTTTCCATCTATAATCAGCAATATCTTCAATGTAAGATTTTTTAAACATTTTATTCTTAACACCTTCATATACTTGATCAATGTTTTTTACTGCATTTAATATTTTATCTATTCTCATCTTTCCATTGTTTTTTATGTTCTTGCTCCTTAGATATTCTATCTGAAGCTTTAATCATTTTATCTAGTTTACTTTTAAGAGGTAAATGATCACGATAACCTTTATATGTTGTCTTTTCCATATTACCTAACATATCCTTATGTCTTTTAATTGCTCTATCTAATCTACCTTTCCTAGTTATAAATGTTCCAAGATTGGGGAGTAAAATCCTAGAATGATTTAAATCTTCTAACTCTCTTCTGACCTTATCATAAAAGAATCTAACTAAATCATCAACTAAATCTGGATGTACTTCACATTCTTCAGCAATTTCTTTATAGAAATCTTTATAACTTTTAGGAGATAGGTGTATTTTTCCTTCTTCTATATTCATTACTAATCTACTCCAAGTATTTTAAAATCTAAGAATATGTTACCTGTTGTTTGTATTTTCATATCAGGATTAATTACAATATTCTTCTTATCTTTAATAACCAGATTCTTCTTCTTTGCTTTTTGAATAGCATTTCTACAAGACTGTGGACTTTTAAAGATATTCTTTTTTGAAATAGTTTTACAGAATGTTGTTACTTCAGAACTTCCTAATTTAGCCAACTCAGTTAAACATAAAAGATCAGACGAACTAATTTGGATATTGTTTAAGAAACAGAAAGTGATGATTTGATATTTAATAGCACCATCTTTCTGTATCTTAATCCTTTTATCAACTTTGTTTACGAGAGCCATGATGTAGGTATATCATCAGATTCTAGTAATGTGTACGTAAAGTTATTACCCCAAATGTCTCTAGCTTTTCTACATATCTTCATAAATTTAGTCCAGTCATCATTAGATGCAATTACTTGACATCCTGCTGACCATTTATCAACTTGTGAAGATTTCTTACCAGCATATTTAGTAGCTCTATGTATATTAATACCAAATAAGCCTTCATCAATAGACTCTGTATTTAAGTTATATATGTCATCTCTATTATTATCACGATAAACTTTTACTTTTCTTTGTTGTCCTAAAGCTTCATATCTACCTTGATGTTTTCTAATCTTATGGGATCCTTTATATTGTCCAGGTACTAAAATTGCACATCCAGTGTTTTCTAATATTGGACTATCCATATAATGAGTTCCAGGATCAGTGGTACAATCAAATTCATGATATTGCCAGTTATCATCTTCATCCTTATAGGATAAAGTTATTTTATCATCAAATTTATTTGTTACCTTATTAGCTGTTGCACTATTTCTAATCCCTATAATATTAACGTTATACGAGCCAGATTCAAAGAATTTATAATTCTTATGATCCATAGCACGTTTTATGCTCTCAATATTATACATTTGTTTGCTGTTTAAGTACTCTCTTAGGAGGTGCTGCGTCACTGCTAGCATCCCAATCACTCCCGGCTTGTGATTGTGAGTTTGAGGATTGTTTGTTTGTTACATTAGCAGGCATAGTATTAGGTTGATCTGGACCAGCCATAGCTTGTGATAAGAACATTTGAGATTGAACTCTTTCTGCTCTAGCAACTTCAATATCCTTTAGAATTGTTTCATATTCTAATTGAACTTTGAGGTGTATCATGCTTTCTTTATACCAAGCAGTAACTTCTGCTCTTTTAGCATCCATTTGTGCTTTTGATGCCTTTTCTTCTGCATTTAGAGTTGCATTCTCTTTGGTTTTCTTTGCCATTATAAATTGGTTTTAAAGATTAATATATTACAAAGATACAAAAAAAGTTTAAATAAATAAAGTTTAAAGTAATTTATTTTTTTGTTCTCCTAACAAATTTATTGAAGATCTTATTGATCCCTTGAGTAGGAATCTCTTTTTTCTTTTGTTTATTGGACTTTATTATATCTCTAATTTTTGCACACTTCTCATATTCTTCTGTTTCAGTAAAATAATCCATCATATTTACTAAATCATCCTTCTTAATATGTGAATCAGGATTATGTGCTATTAAGAACTGTCCTGTCTCTTCTATGATATTTTCAAATGTTAATTTTCCTGTTATGATGTGATACGAGTTTCTAAAAGCCGTATCTAATAGCTTTCTCTCAGCTTCTATTCTGTCTATTTCTGACATATTGTTGAATCCTTCTATTGGATCTTTCATATATTACTTTTTGGTTGCAAAGTTATAAATAAAAATATACAACTTCCTAATTATTATTCAATTATTTTATTCTGCCTCCGTATTTCTTATACAGAATTTCGTCTAAATAAGTTTGATATGGTACTGATGTTGCATTTTTAGTTATGCTAGGCGGTAATAAAAATTCATTAAAGTCTGTTAATACCTCATTTCCTCTTTTACCTGCATTAGCATAGTACTTACTTAAATCAGTAGCTGGTATCTTAACTGTATGTACATTATTCATTCCTCCTCTCATATTTTGATATGTCATAGGACTATGAAGATTTGTTGAATACCAACCATCATCAGTTAAAAATTGTCCACCTTTATTTGGACCATATCTTCTTAAAGTAATATTACCCGCATCATCAACAAGACTTCCTGATTTATTTAAAAGATTAATTTCATTATTCATAAAGTTTGTTTGATGTGTATTTAATGGGATATTATTATCTACAAACTGTTTATTACGATTAAATTTAGTCTTTAGATCCCTAAGGTTAGCCTCTGTAACATTATCTAAAAAGTTAACGTTACTAAAATTTCTGCTAGACCCAATATTATTACTTATTGGATAATAATTCTTTTGACTATTAAATCCAAATCCTTTTCTAATAGCA